GCTCTCTTCGTATATATCTATTTTGCCATTTGATGTATTCATTTTACTAGGAAATGTTAATCCATCTGGACCAAATCTATTTTTAATAACATGCCACCTTCCAGTGCCTGCTATTTTATCTTCTATTTTTCTACTTAATGATAATACAAAATCTGCTGTCATTATTTTGCTATATGCTTCTGCAATCTTTTCTGCCCCGATAACATCTTCTTCTAATGCTGATCTATTTGCTTGGGATGCTGTCCAAACTGGTATTTCATATTCTCCAGCCATTCCTCTTAGGTCTTCGTATATATTACCGAGCTCGTGTCTTAAATCCTGATTTCTGTTTCCCGTACCTCTTAGTAAATCTGCGTAATCCACTATAACAATATCGGGCTTTCTATCTTGTATAATACACTTTTCTATATGTGCTTTTAATGTATTGACAGTAGCTCCTTTTGTTGGATAATATTTAACTATCAAATCACCTTTCAAATCAGCAACAGTTTCCTTTATTTCATCAATATGGTATTTTAAATTCTGTGCCGCTATTCCTGTAAATACTGAATCAAATCTTAATCCAACATATGGGGCACTTAGCTCTAATGTATAATGTATTACATTTAATCCATTTTTTACAGCAATTGCAGCTACGTTAACGAGGCCCCATGATTTACCAATTCCAGCTGGAGCTACAAATACTCCTAACTCACCTGGGCCCAGTCCGCCATCCATTACACTATTTATTGTTTCCCAACTTGTTGCAACAGTTTTTCGTGTTGTTTCTGAAAATCTGTCCATAATATCTATATTATATTCATGGCCGATATCCCTCTCAGATCCAGCTTTCATTGCACTGTCTATCTTTGTTTTTATTTCGTCGTATTCGCCTGACTGTAATAGTTCAACCGAATCCATTATTGCCTTTTTTATAACTTGATTTTTGCAAAAATCTATTGCTTCATCTTTTATAAAATTTTGATCTGTTGAATGTAAGTGCTTAGTAATCTCTTTAAGATTTTCAACTATTGTTGTTTTTAATACATCGTTTTCTACCCTATCTAATTCGACTTTCATCACTTCTAGCGTAGGTTGCTGTTTATATTTATTAAAATAATCTATAATAGTTCTTACAATCCAAATATTAGTTTCAGATTCAAAATATTTTGGATCTATTATATCTAATATTTGCTGTAAAAAACCTTTATCGGTGAATAAGGCCGCCATAAGTTTCATCTGAAACGAATATCCAAATTTACTAAAATTATCACTCATATTTTAATATACAATTTTTTTTTTAATTTAACAACTTAAATGCCTGTAAAGGTATAAATGTATCCCTTAGCCACATTTCATGGTTTCGGATAGCTCCCATTAATTGGTCTTCTAATAACATTGATTGGAATTTAAATTTATTAAATTTATTAACGTTATTAATTTTATCTATAATATTTAATTTATGTGTCCCTGCAATGTCAACATCATGCAGCTGCATTAATTTATGATTCAATTCTAATAATTCTTTATTTTCATTAATCATCTGTGTCACTTTAAAATCTGAATCTTTGGTAGCTTCCATTAATTCTTCTATACCAACCGGTTTATCTCCGAATAGTATGGGTAATCTTTTCTGTAAGGTTTTCAATCCCGATCCTGGTATTCCTGGTATACAGTCTGATTTGTCGCCCGTAAGTAATCTATATGTTAAGTAGTTATGCGCAGGGACTTCGAAATCATTAAGCACATCCTCTTTAAAATATAATTTCTTTTTAGTCGGGGACCATACAGATATTCTATCATCTACTAGTTGTATAAAGTCCTTATCTGATGACATTATAAAGTGTTTGCTCTCGGGCAATGCCTGTTTGCAAATATAAGCTATAACATCATCGGCCTCTATTTTATCAATACTATACACTGTAACAGGTAATGTTTCTAAGTATTGACCTAACCTGCCTAATTGCATTCCCATATTTTTACGAGTATTTTCTGGTGTTGTGTCGAACTTAATACTCCTATTAATATTTTCTGTTGGTTTCCTTTTAGCTTTATAATCCGGAAACAACTTTCTCCGTCTTTGGCTTCCATCTTTACCATCAAAAACTACTATAACTCTTGTAGGTTTTATATTTTTTATTGCATATCCAATAGATAACATTGAGCCGGAAATACCTCCTACATGCACACCATTACTATTAGTAACGGGTGATACTGCCCAAGATCTAATAAACGTATTTAATCCATCAACCAACAGGACTCTGTCATTAAGCCCCATTGGTTGTGAATTGTTTTCCTTTAAAGTTTCTAGAATTGAAAAATATTTATTTTTCAATTTATGATCCCGGCACTGGTTCATCAGATATAATTACATCATCTATACCTAATTTATCGGTTTTATAATCCATAACTACCGCATTGCATATTGAATTGTAAATCTGTTGTTTTAGATCTTCATTACTGTCTAGTAATTCTTTCCAATCTTTGGATAAAAATTTATGATCCTTGCCCGTCACAGTATCTGTATAAGTATACCAAGCTCCAGCTAAATTAATTAGCTTACGATCCTTCATAACTTGCAACCATCCCCCATAATCATCTATACCGCTATCAAAATAAATTTCAAATTCGGCTTGTCTTAATGGTGGACCCATTCTGTTTTTAACTACGATTGCCCTAGCTTTTATGCCAATTGTTTGATCTTTTCCTTCAACCTTAGTTTTAATCTGACCCATAGCTTTTAATCGCAGTCTGCAAGATGCATGGAATCCTAAAGCTTTACCACCAGAAGTGGTCCAAGGATCACCAAACATTACACCTAGCTTTTGTCGTAACTGATTTGTAAAAATTAAACAAACCCTTTGACGTCCTATCAACTGTGTAATCTTTCTCAAAGCTTTGGATAATACAATCGCCTTTGAAGTAGCCCAACCGTCTTTGTCATAATCTGCAGCTTGTTCTACTTTTGTAGTTGCAGCTGCTAATGAATCTACTACGATGGTTACTAAGCGATCTTTTTGGGCTTCACGAACCTTCACCATGATATCTTCCACCACCTCAAATATATCCTCCACCGTTTCTAGTTGGATATAAAGCATGTTGACAACGTCAACACCAATTGCTCGTAAGAAGTCTTCATTCATAGCGTTTTCTGTGTCTATATAAATAGCTAGTCCACCCTTCTTTTGGGTGTTAGCTATCATATGCCCTGCTAGTAAAGATTTACCCGAAGCTTCTAGACCAGTTATTTCGGTAATTCTACCAACTGGTATTCCGCCATTAGGTCTGTTTGAAATTGCTAGATCTAACATTGATGATCCTGTAGATATCCACTCTGTTAAATCGGCGGGCGTTTCATCGTACCCGTCTAGGAAATATGCTACTTTAAAATCCTTGAATTTTTTATTTAAATTTGAGGCCAATACTTCGGCCAGATCATCCCTGACTGGTTTTTGTTTCTTTGCCATATTATAACCTCAATTATTGATTAAATAGTTCGTCGAATGCAGTGCTAACGTCTTCTACTTTTTTAGTATCTGATGTTGCAGCTGGTTCTGTAGATGTTCCTGTAGAATCATTAGATTCAGTAGCTGCGTTTGGATCTAACCAAATTGCAAGTGCTGTTTTTAGATCATCATAAGAAACTTCCTTAAAGATAGAATGAATTTCTTTCTGGTCGTTTAATATTTTTTCAGCGATATTCTTATCTTCTGTTGCCGGTGTTTGGTTAGGTTTTACACGAATTGCAGTTTTTGGAAAATTACCTGCTCCTTCAGCTGGTGTAAATTCTACTGAAATGTCTCTACCAGCACTTAAATCAGTAATATCACCATAATCTGGATCTGCTATTACTCCTAAAAGTTCTTGATAAACTTGCTTACCAAATCCCCAAAGCTTAACTCCCTCAGATTCTTGCCCCCTTACGAGTACAGGAACATAAGTTCTCATTTTTGGTTCCATTTTTCTAGCCATTTGCCAATCTTCTCTGTTTCCTGTAGCTTTTAGCTTTTCAGCAAATTCTACAACAGGATCTGGTTTCCCAAATGTTACTGGTGATAGGTAGTTTTTATCG